CTTGTTCAACATAGTTTTGTCGATTAAATAATAATAATCTATAGGGTCTGTGTCTTGTACATCTAAAGGAAACTCGCCTTGCTGGTTTTTCCTAAACTTTTTAGCAACCGTTCGAGCCTCTACTTCTCCGGGTTGACGGCGATACATACGACCGGCTTTAAGCTGGTCGCTAGACATTTTGTCCGATTCTAGTTTCTTTTCAGCAATCTTGCGAAGCTCTTTAAGTTCGTTCGGCGTAGCAAACTTGTTAAAATCTACATACCCATATGCATCTGTCTCGCCTTCAAAAAAATTTCGTGCTTTGGAAGCCAAATTATATCTATAAATCGTCTTCCCTACAGCATCGTCAGCTCTCTCTTGAAAGGTTTTTTTCTTTAAAAGACCGCTTTTACTGTCAAGAAGAGCTTGGCTGGATTTTGATATGTCTGAGTCCAGCGCAACCAACTTTTTTGAAAACCCTTCAGGTAGATAACGTGCGGTGTTAGACCCCGGAGTAAAACCTTCTATATGTTGAACCGCGTGTTGCACTTCATGTAAAATATTTGAAATCATTTCTTTACTTGGAGCGGAGCCAAGGTAAATGAGGTTATTTACAGGATCAAACGCTGCCTTTGTTCCACCAATACTGCTCATAGCCGGGACAATTTCAACATCAATCGACCGTAATTCAGGGTATTGCTCAAACAGCTCTTTAAAGTCGAATACTTCATCCAACTTTGGAACTCGCCCTTCTTTTTTTCTAAACTCAGAAATATTTAATCTTTGATACGGCTCACCTTCAAAGGTGGATACGCTGCTTTCTTCAAACAGCCCTTCTTTTAACCGGGCATTGGAGGTGTCTATCTCAAAACGAAAAGCACCATCAGACGGCTCAATATACCCCTGCGTTTCAGCATAATTATCTCGGTCATCCAGACCACGGTCACGTGCTGCCAAGAACTGATCTAGCTTCTTACCACCGTCTTTAGCGTTGCGGCCCGCCATAATACCAAGAACAGTGCCGCCGTCTCCGGCAGTCCTAGCTATCGAGGCGGCAGATCCGAGGGCCGTGGTCGCCGGTACACCTAACGGGTCATACCGCTCAATCTCCCCTGTCTCCGGATTAATCGTCTCACCACCAGCCAAAGCGGTGCGTAGCTGACGCTCCGGATACGCTTTTATTTCTTCACCAATAGCCGTGGCTATGCCACCAGCCGTTTCTGTCGGGTCATCCATGAGCTGTTTAAAAAACTCAATACCACCAGTAATAACAGGAGGGACCGCGAACTGCGGATCAGAGACCTTTTGCGGAGTTTCAGAGTAAATTAAACCGCCATCTACTTCTTGCGTGTTAACAGAATAGGGCCTGTCCACCTGATATGACATCGGCACAAAAGGAGATATAATTTGAGCAATAGGAGGAGACGTAGGATCTACCGGTAGCCCTGTTTTTCTCTCTGCCATCACTTCCCCGCCAGTTTCAAACGGCTCCTCACCTTCCGGATATTGAATTGGCTCTATATTCTTTAGCTCTGGATACTGCTCAAGTAATGCTTTTTTTGTTTCTAAATCACCCGTTTTTTTAACGTATTCATCAATGGCGTTCATAAACCGAATTGCATATGACCGTCTGGTTAACTCTTCTGTTCTTTTGCTCTCTGGCAACAAACCTCCAGTTTTCTTTAACGCCTCATCTTTTGCTCTTTGCTCTTCATCATATTCACTTTTAGCCAGTCTCAACGAATATCCTACAGGACTTTCTCTGCGTTTAGGCTCTCTTATATCCGGTTCTACTTCTCTGTTGTGAGCAAGTTCCTCTTGCATAGCATACAAATTAAATAAAGTTGGGGTGCGTGGGACATTCACACCCCTTCCAAAATCTTCAAAAGGACCGGTTATAACTCCCGCATCGTTTAGTCTGGCAAACTCTTTCATGTAATCTAAATCACTACCAGTGTAGTATTTAGATTCTACTTCAATGCCTTCTGCCGCCGCTTTGGCTACAGCTTCATTCATTTTACGGCGAACTTCGTCAGATATAATCCTATCTTCGTAATCCGCCATCAATCGTACCTATTCACATTGAAGTAACCGTACTTATCTCGCGGAAAGAAAATATCTATGCCGGTATCAGGTGACTTGAACCGCCGCTCACCGGGCTCACGCCCTAAAACCGCGTCCAACTGGTCAAAAACAGCCTGATCTACCATCTTTGTAATCTGCTGCGGCGTAGCGTTTATACCTGCCTTTTTCAACAACTGAGCCCCAAAAGCATTGTTGCGCTTGTCCATCGCAACATCCTCTGAGGTGGCTCCAAGAAAAGTCTTGTCTACAAACTCTGATATACTGCCAAGGCCTTGTGCTGTCTCAGGACCAACCTGCTGTGCCAGCAAAGCTGTCTGCAACGCATGAGCACGTGCATCCTCCATCTCCTGATATGTCGGAAGGTCATATCGGGGACGTTCAGCCCGCATCAATTCCGAAGTCGTCTCAAAATCACTGCGGTCAACGTCAGCCGGATACCCGTACTTAGTCTCCAGAACCTGTTCAAATGTCGGGGCCCCTTCAGGATAAAACATAGAAGCACCCTCAGAACCCTCACGCGCAGACTGACGGACCATATCTTGTGATGCAGAGTCCGGAAGATCTATACTGGGACGTAACAAAGCCCCCATGATACCGACCTCTTCTACAGAACCGCCTTCCTGAAAACCAACGGGCACCGCAGTTACGCTGCCGTCAGCCTCTAGCTGAGGACGAACAGGAACATTTTGCCCCGTCTTGCCATAAACACTATTTGGATAAAGCTTCCCGTCTATCAAACTTGGAAAAAATTCCATGTCAGTCATAGTAGTACGCGTCTCAGCAAAACCCTCATAGGGAGATACGAGGTCCGCGGAGCGTTCAAACGCAACTGCGTCACGATACGGATCGTCATCTATAACGTCGCCTTCTTTGTAGACAGGACCGGGAAACAGGCCCATATAGCCTTCATCACCGGGCTCAAGACCAAACGCCTCGTTCATGGACATGCCGCTAAAATCAGAGCTGGCCGCTCCTAAGTCTACCTTACTATCAGCCATCAGTAGTACGCCCTTACCTGCATATTCCCATCTTCCTCATCCCAGTCATCAGAAGGTAGCTGAACAAAGTTGCCTTGGCGATATCTCATCAGGGCCTGTGTCATGCTATCTACCAAGTCATCATGCTCCCCGTTTGGAAATGCGGCAACCTCTTCAATCATCTCGTCCGCAAAAACCGTGTCCGGTGCCCAGACCATGCCAGCTTCAAAAAGAGGAGACACCGAATGAACACGAGTTATCTTATCATTACCTTTGCTTGGCGTAAAGTTAACAACAGGTATACCCATGTTCCTCAACTCATGCGTCAAAGGCAGACCAGAAGCCTTGGCTTCCACAATTACAGTATCCGGCTCCCAATACTTGTACTGCTCCAAAGCAATCTGTTTTAGCTCAGGAAAGTCCCACCTGTCCTTCTGACTGTCCAAAAGTATGAGTCCCGGAGGGCCACCAATCTCTTCAGGACGGAACACACCCCACGTTGTAATCGCAGAATAGTCAGCAGTCTCGCGCTTTGAAAACGCCGTATCATAGCTTTGAATCACATACTCAAGATTAGGAATACTATCCTTCTCCCACTTGTTCCACCAGTGCCGTGGGATAATCGCGTTCTCTTCACCCGTCGGATTCTGCTGATACTGCGCGTTCCATTTGCTCGGAGGTATAGATGCTTTGACCGCGGTCAGGTCTTCAAGGTTCCAAAACTCTGGCCAGCACGGTTTACCGTCATCAAAAATAGCAGGAAGCTCCACAACTTCCCACTGGTCAGCTAAGGGATCTTTAGCCATTGCTCGTAACAACTGGCCGGTCATATCCTTTTCTGACCACCGCGTTTGCACCAAAACTATCGACCCACCCGGCTGGAGACGTTGCCGGGGGCCCCCAGTGTACCAATCCCAAGCATCATCAAAACCGTTCGCGGACATTGCTGTTTGTTCAGAGTGAGGATCGTCAATAATCACCAAGTCCCCACCACGACCCGCGAGGTTGGAGCCGACTCCCACCGCATAGTACATCCCGCCAGAGGCAGTGTCCCAACGACCAGAAGCTTTACTATCAGCAGCCAAACGAACTTCCGGGAATATTTCTTTGTAATCATCACTATCAATCAGGTTCTTTGTTTTACGTCCAAAGTTAACGGCAAGCTCCGTGGTGTGCGTTGCCTGAATAATTTTCATCTTAGGATTCTTACCCATCATCCATGCAGGAAACAAGAAAGAAGCAAACTCAGATTTGGTATGTCGTGGAGCCATGTTGATTATTAAGCGTTTCAACTCGCCACTAGCAACACGTTCTAGTTTTTCAGAAATTATCTTGTGGTGACGACCAGCAATAAACTCTGGCCACATATTTTTTACAAAAGTCAAAAAGTTAGTTTGACACGCTTCGTTCCTCTCAATCTGCGCCAGACGAAGGCGAAGCTTTGCTTCTTGTTCAGATACTTCCATAGGGGCCCCTAGTGCACAAAATATGTGCAGTAAATATGCCTACTTTTTAAGCAGTTAACAAGACCCTCATTTGTGCACAAAAAATAGGCAATGTTTCACGTGAAACATTCATATCGTTTTTCACATAATTATTTGAGAGAAACATGGCCCTTGCTCGCGTATGCAGGCGCGTGGCGGCGGCGCGCGAAACGCGGATTTTTGGCAGTTTTCCGCGGTTTTTTGACCCGATACCGGAATCCTAGAAAATTAACCGGCGGCTAGCGGTTGCCCGGTCAAAAACCGGTAAAATTGGAAAAAAGTTAACTTTCCGGCGGTCAGCTCCAGCGGCCGATGAACCGCGGTCAGCGCATCCGGCGGGACAGATTGCGGTCAGCGGCCGGTGACTGGCGGCGCGTCCGGCGCGGCTAACATTCTAAAAAAGTTAACCGGCGGCCAGCGGCCAGCGGGGCGCGGTAGGTTTTAGACTGAGGACGGGCGACGGGGCGCGGCAGGATTAACTGGCATTAAACGCGATTTAAAGGTCAGTGAGCAGGCATAAAAAAACCCGCCGATGGAATACACCGGCGGGGGGCTTGTGTTAACTGGCGAGGCTTTAAACGTCGATTGTTAGGGTTGCACCTGCCAGCACTTCCTTAATGATGGACTCAACAGCCTCGCGCTGTTCCTCATCATCCTGTCTTTCTGGCAACCGTTCTTCGATCATCTCGCCAATTTCATACTCAAACGCGGAAATATCAAAATTTTCGACTTCTTCCCGCGCCGCGTCGCTGGCAGCGTTGACGGCGATGGATTCAGCCAGCGCATGGATGCGGGGTTCAAGAGCAGAAAACAACGGGGACAAGATAGCGTCGAGCTCTTCGGATTTACGAATTGCCGCCGCGTCCGCGCTGGCCAGTTGTTCGCGCAAGTTTTCAATTTTCTCTTCCAATTCAGTATAGGTTGGAATTGTAGCTTCGACTTGGTTTTCTGTTTTTACATTTTCCATGGTTTTAATTCCCTTTTTAAAAACCGGCGGCCAGCCTATCCGGCCGCCTTAAGATAATATGGGATAATATTATATAAATGTCAAATGCCATAAAAAACCCCGCCGGACTAGGGCGGGGTTGGGTGGTTAATCAAACTCATAACCGGCCGCATCTAAAATTGACCAATACTGGTCAAATGTGTAGACGGCGTTGTCTGTTTCGACTTCCATCGGATAACAGCCAAACTGTTGCCAATGGTCTCTTATAAAGTCTGCTATTTGTTCGGCTTCCATCAGTTTGCCTCATTCTTTTCCAATATCACCGGCCACATGATGCCGGATAATTGCGCCAGTCGGTAGGGTTTTGACAAAGGCTTTCAATCGCTCGCCGTCGGTCTCATTCTGTTGCTGCTTAGCGGTGTTCTGCCAGTGAATATTGACGTTGCCGCCGTCCGCATAACACCCGCCGCGCTCGCCGGTGTTTATTTTCTTTTTGCCCGCCCCGTGAGCAGTAAAGGTGATTATATAGTCGCGGTCTGGTCTGGCGCATAATGGGCGGCCGTCGCCACAATTACTACACGTTACCGCGCTGTTGTATTCTGCCGGACAGCGCACCAATCGCAAGCCATGCGGGGCAGACCATTTACCATTTTCAAAAAAGTTTTCCGGTGTAACGGTGACAACCGGCGCGCCGTAATTATAGGCGTTGTAAGCGTGATTTAAATTATCCGCGCTGTAGTTTATGACAGTTTTACCGGCGGCCAGTTTATGTTGCCAGAATAGCGGGTCAAAATGTGAGTAAGTAAAAGACACGCCGCGACGCGGTACGGCGTCGGCCAATATGTCCAGATAATCGATATCAATCTTACCGGCAGAACAACCCCGCCCGCTAGGGTTCAATTTACAATCGGCGGGGCAAGTCGCGAATTTGTCGGCGGTTCCGGCGCGATATGTTACAGCACAACCGGCTGTCTTATTCGCTCTTGATAGTGCGGTGGTTTTCAACATTGTTTTAATTCCCGTTAAAGTTATGCGATTTTTCCCATATACCAGATAAAAAAAGCCCCGTCAAATATAACGGGGCTCTTCTCGGTTTTATGTGCTGGCCGGTTATGCGGCCACCTTGTCCAGTAATGCGCCCGCTTTACGCTCTAAATCAATGCGGCTGTCTTGATGCGGGATATCACGAGCAAGCGCGGTGATTGCCTGCGCCGCATCCCAAACTGACCGGACAGGCTTTTGCTCTTCATCAAGGTGACGGGCGGCGGCGGCCTTTGCCATACGCTGGCTTAACCCTGCCCGCTTAGTCAGAAAGTCTAACCGCTCTTCATCGGTGCGGGCAACAACTGCATCCTGCGCGGCCTGTACGCCGTCCAGAAAGTTTGCGGTTGCCCCATGCGCGAATGATTGCAAAGCCGGTGCGGCTTCATATGCGAAGCGGTCAGGCGCAAACTTGGTATGGCGAATTTTAATTTCTTGGAAATTTTCCACGCCCCAAAGATTGCGATTCATGCAAACGCCGCGCAGATACATTGCCGCAATTCCGGCAGTCTTGGAACCGGTCTCACTATTCCAAGCGTAAAAGCCGCGGAACATAAGGTCAGGGTCACCATTAGCAAGTTTGCCAACTTCAATCGGATGCGTATCATCTACCAGAAACAAAAAGACATCACGGTCAGACGCAAACAAAGTAGTCGTATCTTTGGTCACAGGAACAAACGGGTCATAAATAGCGCGGCCGTCCTTTTGGCCGGTCATCATGCCCGGAATCTTCCAGCGGTCAGGGTCAGCAAATTTCTTCACTGCTTCGATGATTTCAAAATCATAAATCCGGCCATAGTCTGCACCGGTTGCCGCCCGTAGATCACCGCCTTCGGTTGCGTGGCCATAAGCCTTTACCAATTCACGAGACCGGTTATAGCGCAGTCCCCATTGCAGGGCGTCTGCCGCAATCGGTGCGGGCAAGTCTTTAAGATAACCGGCAGGCGCACCGGCCAACTGGGATAGCTGACCAAAAGACCAATTTGTCGGCGCATTGAAAGCCTCATGCCCCTCTTCATCGGTATACTCAACAAAGATATCCCCGCGACTGGGGTTCTCTTCATCTAGCTTGCCAACAATGTTCATTTTATGAGTGTTGACAATCCGGCTGTTCATAGAGCGGGCGTCCTGCTTTTTAAAGGCTAGCATTTCATCCAAAGACAAAAACTTCTGGTCATCCGGACGGCTGAACCATTGCGACGATACCGCGCTGTTGCCGATACCATGCTGAAGGGCATTAGTCTGATAAGCCCCTGTTACAGCCGGTTCAGTATGTCGGCCTGAAGGGTTTACATCACCTTGCATAATGCCGTTCTGTGGTGAACCGTCAAGCTGCATTAGGTTGTTTGTGTTTTCAATAATGTTCTGCATATTAAATGCTCCCGTAGAAAATGCGGGCCGGAATTGGCCCGTAAAGGTGTTGTCTCACAATTTCGCATATAATGCAAGTAATTTTTTGAAAAAGTTAAAACCCCGCCAGCGGTGACTGACGGGGCTTGGTTTATCTGCGCCTGCGGCGGGTTGGTTTACTGTTTGCCCTGCGGCTTAATTCTTCATAGTCTTTGCCATAAAGCAAGCGGCCAATAAGACTGAATAATATCATGCTGGTTTATTCTCCCTTGTTTCAAGATAATGGTTTAATTGTTGCAACACTGGGAAGATATGGTTGGCGGGTTCGCCCTCTTCAAAATAGTGTTGCTGTTCACTGCCCCAGTTATAATCAATCAACTGGCGCAATCCCTTTAACATGAACGCCTCACTGTTGCGCTGTTCTTGCCATGCCAACTGTATGCGTTCATCTAAAAAGCAATCGGCCAACTCATAACGGCTTGACCATGTTGCGTTGGGGTTGCGTTCTTTCAACCCATTTATATCAGAAAAGACAGAGTTATTATCGCCGTCATTATTCAAACGATAATATGCGTTTTGCATACGGCGAAACCGCTCAAGGTGATAATTTTCCCCGCCCTTTTGAACAGACGGCAACCGGCCCTGCCATGGGCCGGTCATAATCATTTTTTCAGCAATCATCTCGTGTAAAGCTTCGGCTTGTTTCTGAAAACGGCCAGAGCCGTTCCAATATGAATTTTCAGTCGTTCTCATTTTTAACTCCCGTAGTTTGTGAACGATACCCCCATATATATGCGATTATGTCGGACAGGTCAAGCTAAAAAGCGTGTCCCATGCAAAGGGTTGCTCACACCTAAACAGGGGTTCTACTTTAGTGATGCCATACATTTTTAAATCAACTGCCGCGCTGGCAGGATATAGCAAGCACTCAGCCGGTTCTGTTGGCTTAGTCTGCCGCTTAATTAAAATCCAACAAGACCCATGCTGATGTTTGGTTAACCACGCTACCTGAGCTGGTCTCAGCTCAACGCGATTACCTGTGCAATATTTTAATTCAACAAAATGGAATGAGCCGGTCTCATCACATATGACAACATCTGGTATGCCTGCGCCTACCCAGTTTTCAATCCTCGTCAGAGATAGCTTCCTCGTTGACCTCTGCGCTGCTTCCTTTACTTGTTTGTAAAAGCCGCCCTCTCGCTTTGTCGCGATTGCTGGCATTTTCTTCTGGGGTAATGTCGATTGTAATCGGGGCATAACTATCCTTAATTTCTTCTAATGCTTTCAAGACCTCATCCTTATTCATACTGTCGATAGACCCGTGTCTAATCTCAGATTTATTTACATAGATGTCACCCTGCGCCTGACCTCTTCGATACTCAGCCTGCACAGCCGCAGAGTAAGCCCCGTTTTGCAGGGCAAGGTCACGGATGTTTTGTAGATCACGGATGTGACGCAAGTAAGTTATCCCATACTTAGCGTCCAGTTCGTTTCGATAAGATTGAATGGCATGAACAACATGAGGTGATATGGCAGGGTTGGTTAACTCATATGCTCGCGTATGAGCAGAGGTGGCAGAGTATCCGGCGTTGATGGCCGCTTCTCTCAAAGTTATCTGGCCATCCTTGCTGACCAGCTCTTTTACAAAAAGCTCCTGCTTTCTCGTTAAGGGCTGAGCGGCTGTTGCTTTCTTCCTACCACGGGTCTCAATCTTTGCCATAAATAAATCCTTAGTTAAAAAGGTCAACTTCCTTATTTCGGTATATACTATATAGGGGAAAATTCAAAAAATATTTTTTTTAATATTTGACGCACTAAGGCCGATTTTGATTTTTCCTTGTAAAAGGTACCGTCTTTGAATTAAAGATGTTCCCTTTGGTGGTACCTTAAAAGTCTTCTGTGTTTGTTGTATATCAACGGTTTTAGAAAAGAGTACCGTCAGTACCGTCAGTACCGCTATATTTTTTTCAAAAAATATTTTTTTTATTTTTTCCCCTATATAGGAATAACGCAAAATAAAACGGGGCAATCCGAAGACTGCCCCGCTAGTTTTATTGTTGGGTTTCCTGCCAGCTATCAAATGACCTGCCGAACTCCTTAATAGAGTCCCGCATAAACTCTTGATGCGTGAGCCGCGAGTCTTTTGACGGGGTTAGTGACCGGCTGGTCACTTTATAAAACCCAATGGGGGCTATCTTATCGGCCGTTTCCGGCAACCAAGAAAGCCCGCCCATTTCCGTTACATTCGTTGTTTCGTCGGGTGCGTACCAGACTTGAACGAAGTGAGGGTAACTGCCGCCTGCCTGCTTGCAAGCGTTTTTAGCGGCGGTCACTGGGTCGGTGGCCTTTGCCCATCCACCGTACCAACCGGCAGTAGAAGCAATGAAGGTAAACCCGTTGGGCAGAACCCAATCTTTAGAATTAGCCATGGCTAAATCTCCCGTAGTTATTAACAGTTTCAAACAGCGATACCCATTTTGGGTATTAGGACACCTCCAACAGGTGCCTCTCTTATTGTATAACATATTATCGCATACTTGTCAAGTTAATTTTTTTAAAAAATTATTCCCGTAAAATTACCCAAAATGAGTATTAACTTAATTTAAGTTAAACTCCCATAATCGCCCATAGAAGCCCATACAGTGGCTTTAGGTGTTTTCCGGTGGGTACGTACCACGGACCGCGCTCATCGCATTTTTAGCTTCCAGCCTTGGTTACAGACCGGTATATGTGCGGACGCTTAAAATGTCTCTCAGCTCAACACACGTGTGCCAGATTGTCGCACCCCACTATATAATATGGGAAAAATCTTATATAACTTTATAAGCTCAAGAGAGTTTTTTAAAACCTAAGAAGGGAAGACAACCATGAAACTAGAAGCAAAAAATCAGAAGCAGGCCAATTTGTTTATAAAATGGATCTGTCTTAATGAGTGTAACTTTTCAGGCAACGATGAGGCTGTAATTGCACATAAGCGCATCCTGCGTAGTTATCGTCAGGCAATGGCCAAGGCGTTAGGCGTGAAGCCCACAGAGGTTCCCAGTGAAGCTCTGGACTTATACAAGGGCAATGAAGAGTTTATTGAAAGCATGGAGCGTTAAAAATTAGGGGCGGCTCATGGCCGCCCCTTTTTAGATACAGGAATATTGGGATCGGCTGGTTAAAACTTTTCCTGCCTCTGATACCCTTACGTCATCCACAC